CTGCTGTTCCTGTTGTTCCAATTGAAATATCTCCTGATATAACTACTGGATTAAAATTTGTTCCGTCTGCTATTAAAGCTGCACCAGATGTATTAGTGTTCATAAATACATCATCGCCAGTAACAACTAAATCTCCGCCAACTGTAACTTTACCATTAAAGGATGCTGCTCCTGCATCACTCATATCTAGTGTTAATGCAGTAATTGCACTTCCACCATCATTACCTTTAATAAGTACATCTTTATCTGATACTGTAGATTTAATAACAAAATCAGTTGAAGCATTTGTTAATTCACCAAATTGAGTACCATCATCTTTTAATAAAACGTCAGCACCACCTGCGTCTAATATAATATCTCCAGGTGCATCTAAAGTAACATCTGTAGTTCCATTTAAAACAAAATCTAATACAGTTGTTCCTGCTGCTTTAAGAGTAACATTATCTCCGTCAGCATCTAATATAATATCTCCTGATACATCTAATGTATAATCTCCTGTAATAGGTAGTGTTTCAGGTATTGAAGTATTTGTTGCACTTGTAGCTCCGATATGTACGGAAGTTATAGATTCATTAGCTAAAGATCCAGAATCCCAAGCAACTGTAACTGTTGTGTTTGTTGAAAAAGCAGTAGCAGTAATTGATCCATAAATTGTACCTGGTGTTGAAGCTACAACTTTAACTCTTCTTCCAACATGATATGCAGATGTTACATTAACTCCTGCAATTGTAAAACTTGTAGAGGATGCGTAAGCAGGTGTATAAGTTCCTGCACCATCTCCATATTCTATCCATTCAGAAGTATTATACCATTGTCTAATATCTGCCATAATGTCTCTAAAAGCATTATTGATATTAGAAGGTAACATACCCTCTGCAACAGATACTGAACCTCCACCTGTTGTAGAGTTACTTCCTGCTGTTGTATTGTATTTTCCTATATATGTTCCTGCCATAATTCTCCTTAATTCATAAACCAAGCGAACTCTTTATCGCTTTCAGTATTGTTTTTGTTTACTAATGTATTAACTGCTTCTTCAATTTGTCTTTGAAAGTATTCTTGTGTTTCTAAAGAATATCTAACATTATCTATATTAATTGTATCTGCCATTATCTTTGTCCTGCTCTTGATGCTACAAGATCTACGCCTTGTGCATGATTAAATGTTGTTCCTGAAGCTACTTTAACATTAGCTCTTATATATCTTCCAGATTTTCTAAGTGGATTCATACCACTAGCTACCATAGAAGATGAACTTGTTTCAGATTCTGTATCAGCTAATCGTTCTCTAGCTTTAACTGTAACTGTAGCTGCTGCATCTACGATAGGTCTTACTCCTGTTATATTAGCTCTAAGTCCAGGAAATGGTTCTAATTCAGAAGTTTCTACTTCGCATTCATTTGAAGTTCCAGAAAAAATTGCTGCTTTATAATCTTCATTAATTCCACCTAAAAGCATTTGTCCACCAGACCAAAAATCTGTATCTAATGAAGCATTAATATTTTCTAAATTTTCAGATAATATATCCATTAACTCTACTGTATAAGCTCCAATAAATTGACTAAAGATTGAACTTGCATTTGCTTTAGCTAAAGACCATTTTTTAGTAACATAGTTATAAATAATAATCTTATCACATAGACCTGTTGTATTAGATGTATTGTCTTGTGATGGATACAACCACATAGCTAATTGATTAAAAGGATCTACTGCTGCACATATTCTATCTGAATATGCTTTATTAAGATCTAAATCAAAAAATCTATTAACTTTTTCTGCACCTATTGGAATTACTGTGTCTCCATTTATTTCATAAAAACCATCATCAGCATAAAAGAATACTCGTCTATTATCTTGACATACTGTTCTACCAAACATTGCACCTCTATTAGGTGAAATTACAGATAATCTAAATACTGTTGCACCACCCACATAGTCCATACGAATGATTTGATTTTGTCTAAATACATAGCCAACTTCACCTGATGTTATATGAACAACTTGTCCACCAGATCCTGGTAAATCTTGTAAGTCAGATTGTTTACCTGACCATACAGTAATATCATTAATACCAGACCATTGTATTCTGTTTGTTGCATTAACAATATTACCAGTTACTAAAAAATCTCTAACTACTCCTGAAACTCTAAATACTGGACAAGTACCAGCAGTTTGAATTGCTGTAAGATTTGCAAAGTTAGTTGATGATCCCATTAAAAAATATTGAACTGCATCAACACCATTACTTGCAATAACATATTCACCAAATTGTGTGAATGTCCAAAAGTCATCAGCATCACCTGTTAAACTAGCTTTACGAGATGTAAAAGCTCCTGATGCTAATTGATAAATATTATCTGTTGTAGAAACAAAATTATAAACTGTATTTGAATTATCTCTAAATGAACCTGCTCCTGTAGAATTTTCAGAACCAGCTGCATTAGTACTATAACTAACTAAAGATGGAAATCGTTTATATGTGTTAGCAGCATAGTATACATTAGTTGCTACATTAGCTCCTTTTTTACCATGTTCTGGTTGATCAGGTAGCCATTCTCCAAAAGGTACTTGCATTATTTTCCTACTTTTTTAACAGCTCTTTTATGAGCTTTAGTGAAACTTAAACCAGCTTTCATATCTTTAATCATCATATCCATATGTTTTTTGGAATGATGAGCTGATGCTTTTTTTAATTGTTTTCTTTCTTTTTTATCAATCATTATCTGTTTCTATAAAATGATAGATCGGTTTGAACATCTGTTCTTTGTGCTACAGGTGCTCCACCATATGAATCTTGTCTGTCGTTATTTTCGCATCTTTCCATAGCTGCGATATACATTTGTAAAAAATTTTGTACTTGTTGTGGGTCCATTCCACCTAAGAAATTAGCTGCATGATATAAACTACCATACAAATAAATTCCTGGATGTTTATCTAAAATATAATTGGTAGCGTTAGAACTCCCAAGAGCTGCAATATTTTTGTAGTATGATAAATAACCAGTATAAGTAGTATCAGGGCTAGGACCAAATCTGAATTGTTCAGTTTCATTATCTGCCTCTATTGTATAAGAACGAGGTCTACCAGATCTAGAACCTCCTCTAATTTCAAATAAGTTATGGGGTGTAATGTATTCTAATGGATATTTAACACTTGATAATAAAATGTAAAATGATCTTACAGAAATAAAACCACTTGGTACTGATTCTGTTTCTGAATCAATAGTAATAGTATCAATTTGTTCCATTTGTCTTATTCTTAACTTAGCATTAAAATCTGCTTCAGTTAGTTTAATAAAGTCATCAGCAATCTCATCTGATAAATCACTACGATTTAACCAGTTAGCTATTGATGCTTTTAATTCTGTATATGTTGATACTGCCATTATAAAGATCCTTCTGATGTTCTAAAATATCTAAAATCACTACTATTTAATTTAACTCTCATTATTTGTTTTTGTACTTCTTTAGGTAAAGCCCACCAATTACGAGTTCCATTATATTCTTTAGTCCATATTTGTAATATAATTGGGGGTATACTAGCAACTCTTCTCATATCCTTAGATGCTGTATAACCATCATTTAAATTATAAAGCTCTTTATTTCTTTTCAATAAAGGATCGAGATTTTGTGAATTATTAACTGTTAATTTTCCATCAGACTCTTGTATATATTTAGTCTGAGTAGAATCAGCGTTCCATTCGGTTGCTCTTACTTTACTCATTATTCTGTTAGTTCAGTTACGCTTACTTTACCATCAGAACCGCCAACACGTAAAACTGCAATCTTTTCGCCTTCAGATACTTTAATGTATTCTACATCATCTGCAGGAAGATATGCTGTACTTGCAGCAGCAGTTGGTGAAACTGCAATTTGAATGTAAGTAGCAATTGTACTAACTACTCTTATACATTCAGTATTAGCTCCAAATGCAGAACTAGCACTTGATGAGCTACCTGCATCTAAAACTTGCTGTGTGCTAAATCTTAATGCGTTCATATTTTGTTCTCCTTTTGTTTAGGGGATGTTTCCATCCCCTTAATTAATTATCTTCTTATTACAAATGTTACTACAAGTTTTATTGTATTACTAGAAGCTCCGTCAGTGATCATTTCAATAGATCCGTCTTCAGCTACTTCGTTAGCTGCTGTTGGTTCTGCTGTATCAATATCTCCAGCTGCAGATCCAGATTGTGTTACTGTAATTCCGCCACCAGTTATTGCTGTTCCACCAATTTCGAAAGTAATTCCGCCATTAGCTGTTCCAATTGCTCCTTGAAGAGCAGTTATAATTTTTATTACTTTGCCTCCATCAGGTACAGGCACGAATGTTGATGATGCTGTACTAATGTCTGCTATTGTAGATGTTAAAAAGTAGTCGTTTAATGTTCTC